GAACGGGTTTACACCAAAGGTTATGGCTACTTTTGTTGGGCGCAACATGTCTAACGAGCAAAAGGCTGAAGAGTACGCTAAACTAAAGCAATCTTTTACAGGTCCAGATGGCGAAACTATAATTGCTTCATGGGTTAAGAAAATTGAGGATAAGCCTCAGATAGACGTGCTTGACGTACAAAACTTAGATAAAACTATTGATGTCTTATCGAGACTCAACGACGCTAAAATTCTTACTGCTCACAATGTTACCTCTCCTACTTTGTTTGGTGTTATGGTATCCGGTAAACTTGGGGGTACTGGCAACGAATTGGTTTCAGCGTACCAAATATTTAGAGCAACGGAAACGCTACCTAACAGAGAGGTTATTTTAAACGGCATAAACCGTGTGTTATCCACCGTTGATTACGACAAAATGGAAGTGTCTATAGTTGAAGAAGAAATCAACTTGGAAAATATAAAAGGCGCAAACACAGATAACATCTCAAATGGTTAGAATTATATTCATAGACGACAATTATCTTTACAAGAACTTCCCTCTTCCACAGAGAATGGATAGAGCATCTTTGTTGTCTATTATTCAGTTAGAGCAGTTCACGTCTACGCAGGACTTGTTAGGCACATGTCTTTATGAAGATCTTGAAGATAAGGTTTATAATCAAACTTTGACATCTGCCGAAGAAGGCTTATTTAAATTGGTAAAGTATTCTCTATCTATGTATGCAGCCAAGTCTGCCATATCTATACTTAGAAGTGAGACTTCGAGAACAAAAAGAGAAGAAAGCAATGCTGATCAATATGTTTTAGACACCATACTTTCAACTATCGAGAGTAAACTCGCTTATATAAACAAAAGAGTTGTAGAGTACATTAAGGCCGATACTGCACTTCATGGAATCGCTACTGCGGATGGGTGTGATAATGACGTGTTTGATGAAACAGACACCTACAACTCGACAATTTACTACCCTAAAGAACCGATAAATAAAGATTGCAATGCAGGATAAAAAGTTAATAAATTTTGGTGGTGCTACCGTCGGCGAAAAAGGAGTCTACTCTATTGAGTTCCATGAGGACAATGAATTTACACATGTAAAAAGAGCGAACAGAGACGGCACCGCTACTTACTTTTCTTTAGCGACTGGCTCTGGTTCTGGAGGCAGAACTATTCATCCATTTGAGTTTTGGAAAAACGACGGCCCAGCGAGTACAGCACTAGACGGCGTTGCTCCAGGGGTAGCAATTACATTTAACGGATCAGTAGGTACAGACCTAACAAATAGTCCAAGTTGGATTAATGGAAATCTTTTTAACGGTATATCTATAAACACTTCAGAACTTCAAGTGGGTGAGGTTATCAATATTAGAATGCAGTTGGCAATAACTCCCTCTGCAAGCAATGCCACTGGAATAATACATACTTCCTTTGATACTGATAACGGTCCTGTTTCTGAAGTTGTTTGGAGAGGTGACACCGGACACCAAGGTAACGCCGTAAGCGTCAATGTGGTTCATACAATAACCGTTCTGGATCAAACAATGATATCAAGTTCTATCGTTCCTAACTTCACATTTAGAATGGAAGGTGCAGACGCTGATGTAATTCCTGTTTTCTTGGTCGCAACTATAATGTAACATGCCTTATGATGCTATCAAAGAACCTTTCGCTTGTGGAAGCGACGAAGTCTGCTACTGCGATAAAGCACGGGATTGCAAACGAACCAACCCCGGAGCATTTGCAGAATCTCAAAGATATAGCCGAGAACGTCTTTCAGCCAATAAGAGATCATTTCTCAATGCCTATAGCCGTATCATCTGGCTACCGGTCCAATGCTTTAAACGAGTTAATCGGTGGGTCAAAAAGATCTCAGCACTCTAAAGGCCAGGCTTTAGATCTTGATGCCGATGTTTATGGTGGCGTTACTAACAGAGAGATATTTATTTATATAAAAGAGAATTTAGACTACGATCAGTTGATCTATGAATTCGGAACAGACGAAGAGCCTGCATGGGTACACGTCTCTTATAAGGGTCGAGGAAACAGAAGAGAGGTTCTAAAAGCATATAAGGATAACGGAATGACTAAATATATGCGTATCTAATGAAGCAAATCATATCAAACCTTAAAGAACTGTTTCTCTGGAGTGACAGTGAGCCTAACGAAATATTGATTGGTTTATTGCACGCATTTATACTTCCTTTCGCTATTTTGGAGATTGGAAGCCTTTGGTTTATACAAGCCCTTGCTGTTGGTGCAGGGCTATTTCAACTCTATGCTGTTGGTTCTAAGGACATTTGGTGTAGACGGTTAGCGTGCATCATTGCTATGGTAATATCTTCCGCAACTGTTGTAAATTATATTACAGCAGGTATGATGAAAGGAAGTCAATTGGGATGGTTCTTGATACTTGTTTTTACACTATGGAATCTAATAAGAGTATCAAAAGAATATCATTACAAAAATGGACAGTAATTTAATCACTATCGTTATAACGTTAATAACAGCGTTAGGATCCGCAGGTGCCTGGAGGTATTATGAGGTAAAATTAAAAACCAAGGCAGCGGAAGATCACGAGGGTCGTAAAGACGAGACGATGTTTAGAGACGATTTAAGAGCGCGAGTGAAGAAATTAGAGGACTTGCTTACAGAGAGTAATGAAAAGGTCATAGAACTAACCGCAGAGGTACATGCGTTACGTACAGAGGTACAGTTCTTGAGACAAGAAAACGATAGACTTAAACATAGATAATGAACGACACAGATTTCGGTTTTGAAAACGACTTCCAGGATTTTATTGAAGAACTGGAAAGTTCAGCAAAGAATGATAATGCTCAATGTTCCATTGATAATCCAGAGTGCGAAGCCTGTGGAAGTTAATAATGAGTGTACTAAAAAACATATTAACAGGGGGTGCCAAGGAGACTGTGGAAGCGGTTGCCAATGCTGTAGATAGATTTGTATCTACACCAGAGGAAAAAGAGGCAATACGAAAGTCTATAGAAGCGGAGATCACCAGCCGGTGGCAAGCGGATATGATATCTGATTCCTGGTTATCTAAAAACGTAAGACCACTAACACTCATTGTGGTGGTTTCCTTTCTTGTTTTAATGACCTTTTTTGACGGACTAGGTCTTGTAGAAGTAAACGATAGTTGGATTAGTTTATGGGAAATGGCAAGCGTAACAGTGATAGGGGGTTACTTCGCGGTAAGAACGATCGACAAAAGAACGAGGGTGAAGTAAGGTGGTGCGAATCTGCACCGGTCGAATGTAACTGTACTAATATATGTAAACACAAAGGGGGCTAAAAGCCCCCTTTATTATTTCGTTTTCTTAGACTCTGAACTCCAAGACCTGTAGCATACTGCGAGCCGTTGCTCAGTTTCGGGATACTCACCGATCATAATATCGTTCTGCATACATCTGCTTATAAAGTTACTTCTTGTTTCGTTCTTTTTCGGAATTGGTATTGGCATTGCCGGTATCGTTAGAGTTAGTAAATGAAATGTCGTCCCAGTACAAAAATATCTGGTCGCTTTTATAATTTACACTACTCATGAAACAAGTTTGCGATAAGTTAGTTCAGCGATCAAAGCCGAATAGATAGCGTATAAAGGATTCAAACCGATGAAACTATATATGAGTATGCTGGACCAAAAAGAAAGGCACAGAACACAGTTAAACGGCTTAAACGAGAGGAAATTCTCCATTAACCAACCATATGGCTCGAATATAAAAAGGTAGGAAAATAAAAACCCCACTGCCGAAACTATTATCCAGTCATTATAAATAATCTCCATCATAATTTTTTACTTATGTAATCGTCTTTAGTGTACCTAACAAGTTTGTTTATCGATTTACCATTCTCGATCACGATTATACGTCCTTTAATTTTTTCTCCGTAAACATCTCTCCAGTTTAAAGATACTATTTTATTAGTCATCGTTGAGTATATCATGGATATAATTAAGTTAGCAGCACATTTACCTTCTGTGTAGTATTCAAGGAACTTTAAGCACACTCGCATTACTGCATCGTCGATCAAAGCCTGCTTCAGTTCTGAGTTCCCGTTTGTAACGAAAGAATGCCCAGCGATCTCAAGAGAGCGTTGCAGTATAAATCGGCCCAGTTCGTTAGTCAACTTACCTTGCTGCGCGGATATAACTGCTTCCTTTTCTATTATAGCCTTATCGTATTTCAAACTCTTCTTCTACCTTATTCAAGATAACTAATATTTGAGGTAGATAATCTGCCAGTTCTGAGGGCCTTGTGTCGAGTTCATAGCCCAGACGAACGAGTGTAACGTCGATGTCGAGCAATACAAGTCTTCTAATAACGTCATATAGTTCTAATAAGAAGTTGGCTTCTGAGTCGGTTATATCTTCGTAATATTCATTAATTGACATAAGGCCTTATAGATTTTGCTTTGTCCGGATCTAATTCAGCGATCTGGTCAATTAACGCATTCTCCTTTTGATAGGCCTCCTGTATTTCAGCCAAGGTAGAATCTGTTCCCAAATTTGTAAATATAGATGCCATATCCTTTAGTATTTCATCTATATGTGATCTTGTTAATTTACAATTATCGTATCGTTTCATAACTCTGTGTAGTTGTGTAGTTTAAGCGTTACAGAAACCTCGTCCTTTTCAATAGACTCGTCATCGTTTTTAACACGGATGTTAAGCCCTTTAAAATACTTCTTTGAATCATCGTTGACATACCCGTTATCCTTGAGATAGTCCGCGAGAAACTTAATAACAAGTATAACATTATCGCAGTCGTACCGAGTATTATGAACGACGTCAATCTGAAAAGTTTCAGCATGAAATTTATCAAACGCTTCAAGTTGTTTTTCAATATGCTCATTGTAATCTTTTTTGTATTTAATCCTAACGGCAAAGTGTTTACCTGCGTAAAATTTATTTAGGCTTGGTGGTTTAGGCAACGAAAAAGTTACCTCTTTATATTCTTCTTTCATAGTATGGTGCGCCGTATGGCCCTTGCTTTAAGTCCCATTGACGTATGTCATCAATGGTAAATTTATCTACCACATATTCCGTGGGAGACGTAAACAAAAGAAACACTATAATATCCGAATCTTCTTTTTCAAGTGCCTTCGAATTAAATTTATAAGATCCTTCTCCAGCCTTTATCCCTATCTTTTGTCGCTCGCCATTCTTAACAACAGAAAGGTCGGTATCGTCCTTGACTAACCGACCTTCCTTAATAAGTGTTGACGCAGTATACGACGTATGAGTAGGGCTGATTTCATAGTAGTACCTGGTCAACAATTCTCCTATGATGCCAATGTATTCCGTGTAGTATTCACGATCTACCTCTCCAAGTAATAGAGATTGTTTAACACCTTTTCTTTGCTTGTTCGTACCTGCGTATCTTTCACGGTTAATAGCGACACGACGTCTTGTAATGTCATGCGCGTAATCTTTAATGAAAGGAGGTATGTCTACAAACTTCATTTCCTCATCGCCGCTTTTAAGAGGATTAAGTATCCGATTAAATCAGTAACCGTATCCTCAGTTAAATCATTGATCCCTTTGTTTTTTATACGCATCAACTTATCGTCAATTCTTGCACATAAACTCTGAATCGCATCTCCCTTAGAGAAGATACCTACGGGGTTGAGAGCCGAGTCCCCGTAGGCAGTATTCTTCTCCAGGAGCAGGGCCGTGACCTCCTGCGATATTTCTTTTATTAATTGTTCACTATTCATATTATAAATATAACAAATTAATCAACAATTCCGACTTCAAACTTGTAAACTTTCTGACGCCCAGAGTTCTCTATAACCATTCTACCATTGGCAGGGTTTAAAAAAATGTATCTTTCTGCTGATCCAGTGTAGTTAGTAACATCTACTTTATATTCTTTACCTTTTATAGATATAATATCATGAGCAATTACTTCTACTTCATCTGTAAGGTTAAACTTTATGAAGGCGCGTATCATTTCACACCAACTTTTTCTGTAGGCTTCTGCCCAACTTCTTTCTACTTCCATATTAAAATTCTAATTCTTCTTGTGTTGGAGTTGGTATTTGACTTGGTTTATTAGGGTCCGGATAAGCGAATAACCTTGCTCCTTTAGCATCCTTCTCGTAATACCTGTTGCTAAGTTTGTCATAATACAGGGTTACAGAACCTAACTTGCCTACTATTTTAGGCTTGGCTTTTACAATCGTAATCTCTACCTGGTTAGTTTCGTAGGGAATACCATTTGAATCTTCCAATCCAAAAGGACATCTCCATACGTTTAATATCATCATTCCCTTGCGGCTCCACTGCATTCCACCTGCTATATCATTCATCGTAGGTTTATCTACATAAGGTATTCCGCCTTTATATTTTGCTTGTTGATGCTTAGTGTGGACCGTTACAACAGTATGGTAGTTATTGTCCGCGCTATGTTTACGTACTTTAGTTAACACTTGTCCTATAGCGATATCATCCCTTACACCAGTAGACACATCTGTTTTTATCTCAGTAAAAGGATCTATAAAGCACCCGTCTATCTTTACGTTCTCTTCTATCTCTTTCACGCAATTGTAGAACGCCTCAACACTTAGGTCTTGTAGTCCGGAATCTATAATATAGAAGTGATCGTTTATAAAGTCTACAGCACGCTGCGCTTCTTCGTCCGACGCCGTTAAGCGATCGTTTACTAAAAAAGGTTTCCGCAAGTATACCCATAGTAGTTCAGCAAAAACTTCTGTCGGAGATCCAGTCTCCGGGCTATAGACAGCCCACTTCCATCCGCTATACTCAGATAGGTTCATCATAATCTCAAAACCAAACTGTGACTTTCCCTGGTGCGCTCCTGCGTATATGTAAGTTGTACTACCCTTCTTCATTGAGTATTTGTCAAATAGAGATGCAAATCCAGTCCATGACCCTTTGCTTACTCCATGCTCACGAAGTTCGGTTAGTGAGTTCTTTAATTCCTCGGCTCTAAAAATAAAGTTTCTCATATTATATTTATTTGTTACTCTCCAAATTCACGTACATAATCCTCTTCTTTGTGTGCAAAGGATTCGCTAATTTCGTTTCTATAGAACTCTTCACACACATAGAAATCATAAATTGACTTACCTGTCGCCCCTACATAGGACATCATTTTAGCAATCATTTCGGGACTACGATTAATGTGATCAATAGACCTTGCTCTTGTTACGAATTGAAAAGGTCTGTCCACTGTTCCAAGATAAACATTTGTATAACCATTTCCACGTTTTTTCTTCCACGCCAGGCGAACGCCTATATCGTAGATCATTTGTCCTTTGCTCATTACATTGTAATTAGTCGCAGTCTACGTTGATACTTACGTATAAGTAGTGCGGAGTTAGTAATTTGATGCTGTAGGTCGTCGTTCCATCCAAAGCGACTTGCATGCAGCGTCATGTTTACATTGTCGATCATTAACATGTCCAGAAATTTCTGAACCTCATGTACATGCCTCCTCTTTCTAATCAGCCTCGATACCATAAGTAGATAGATCTTGAACACAACGCTGAATGATACCAGCATAAGTGCTACGTTTAACTTTTGTTCTTTTCAAATTCTTTACAGCATAGGTCCCTATGCTTTGAATTACCTTGCGAGATACTTCTGATCTCTGTGGTTCATAGTTTGTTTTCATCTCTCTTTTGTTTTAAAGGTGTCAAGCATCTTGTGCAGTTTACTTGACAATGTTCTATTAAAGACACAAAACCCTATCGTTCTGTATCATCTTTGGTTTCTAATTTCTCAAGCGTGTCCTTCAGTATCACATTCCAAGACCACTTGTCCTTGTCAGCGTTCCAAAGTTTCTCGTACATCTCAAGTAGTATCTCTCTCATTTTTATTTGGTATTAAGGTTTGCGCCTACTTTTTTATGTGTGCGCCTATAATTGTAAGGTTATAGCCTTACCGAAATCAAATCTCGTGAGGTTATACCCTTACTTTGTACATAGGGGAAGGCATTAC